CTAGAAAGGAGGTAGATCATTATGGCTATAGTTCAAGCGTCGTTAGCCGAGGAGATCCTCAGCCGACAAGAACGAGCAGTAATACGCGGTATATATCGCGCATCACAACTCGCAGAAGCATTGAATGCTTTAAACAAAACCGTGAGCTCATTGCCCTCTAGTGGTTCGCAGATCGCCAATACAAACGGCGGACTGACCGACACTAAGACAAAAGAGCAAGTGGTCAAGTTGACAGCATATCTCGCATGTGCGATAGAGAGTGCGTTGATTAATACCAACGTACCTGCTTCCGTCTCTGTCAAGAAGGATAAACCCTCTCAGCAGATATGAACCAAAGATGCCTTTTGAATACTCACCTCCATACTAAGGGTTGTTCGGGAGTCGATCTAACCTGAAGTGGCTTCGACAGCTACTTGATTGAACGAGAATCTCTATGGGCGTAAGCCCAGAAAGGACCATCGTATGAACTCCTTACGGAGCTCACAATCGAGTTTGTCGTTACGACTGTCAGTTATTGGCGTCCCAACTTACACGATAAATCCATTCGTGGATTTGCTGTGTAAGTGGACTGTGTGTAGCGGGGAGGAGTGGACGGTTAAGAGATGTAAATCTCTGAAACTCACACTTATCCAGCTACGCTCGAAGTCTCAACTCACTGTTCCTTTAGCAAGGAACCGAAGAGGCGAGATCAAGGGCGTTATTGGTAGTCTGTTGCGGTGGGGCTTGAAGAGTGATCGAAACTTTTATAAAGTTTTGAACGCTTTCATGGCCTATTCGCACTGGACATCGGTTAGAGTAACCGGTGACCAGAAGAAGAAATTCTTGACAGCTGTCAACGCTAGCCCGGCTGTTCTGCCGGGTCCTTTCATCCGTCGTTTTCAACAGACGGTGAGAGCTACAATCCGAGGACGAACTATTCGTGGAAATCCTCAATCCTTACTGACCTGGCGGGGTTCGCCTAATAAGCGAGCTCCTTCAGTGAAGTCTGGTTCTGTGCCACAATCGGAAATGATGTTAAGTGAGTTGTTACTCACCGAAAATCAATCGACGTGGGAACATGTAAGATCCTTGTGGGATGACATTTATTGTCATGTCTTCAAGGGAATCGATGTGCGTAGCTTTTGCGATGCTACTCACGTTGACGATATCTTACATCGACCTATGGTGGGCGGAGAGGTTCATTTCCTTCAGGAGCCGGGGTACAAGCTGAGAAGCATAGCTTCTCCTTATAGACTCTTTCAAGTGGCTTCGCAACCACTAAAGAGAGACTTAAGTTTGCTTGTCCGGACGCTTGATTGGGACTGTACCCACGATCAAGGCAAGGCAATGCCATTTATAAGGAATCAGTTAAAAGCTGGAGATTTTGTCTACTCTGTAGATTTATCGTCCGCTACTGATTATTTTCCTTATGAGCTCCAAGAGATAGTATTGACAACTATCTATGGCAAAGATAGTCCCTACATAAAGCTTTTCCGGGATGTTTCCCGGTCGAGCTGGAAGTCGGAACTAGGCGAGATTGTTTGGAAGAGAGGTCAGCCGTTAGGCTTCAACCCTTCTTTCTTTACTTTCACGCTAACTCATGGTCTACTACTCCTTTCCCTTCTGGGGAAGAAGTATGATCACGAATTCTTTGTTCTAGGGGACGACGTGGTAATATTGAACAAGGAATTGTTCAACAAATACATCGAGTTCCTTAGAGAAGCAGCATGCCCCTATTCTGCCGAGAAGACCTTAGTTTCCAACGAACTCGCTGAGTTCGCTGGGAAGGTTGTTACACGTGATTCCGTGTATCCACAATTAAAGTGGAGAAAGGTATCTGATGATAACTTCCTTGACTTGGCTCGGTTAATAGGTCCGAGGATACGACTCCTTCTATCCAAGAAGCAGAACAAAGTTTTGGATGTATTTGCACACATCCCTGACTTTGTGCATCCATTTGGCCTTAATTCGTCATATCCAGGGTCAAATCTGGAATCCATGCTAAAGCGTGGATTGGAACTAAGCTTCGAGGAACGAGTTTTGGACTCCCTAACGGGTCTAAGTAGTCACGTTCATAATCAGCTTTATGCTGATTATGGCGCTTCTACAAACGACCTGTCGGCCTCTGTTTTGCTAACAGAGGTTAAACAGGAAGTTCAAACCTTCGACGAGAAGGTTAAGTCTGTATTCCTTAAGCTAGGATTCGCTCGTAAAAACTACGAGTATTTCCTAGAAGGCCTTAAAGATATACCTGAGGCTCTCTGTGATGAGTCAAATCATCATGAGCTGCCGCCTGAGCAAGTGCAACCCACTAGGGTTACATTGGTTCAGAGGTTGTCTAGGTTCATCCAGAAATTGGATAAACCGTTAAAACAAGAGTCGTAAC